CTCTATGCCGGCGAGACGACGCCGGCCATCCTGTATCGTCACGAGAGGGAGTCATGATCGACTTCGATGCGGGACCGCCGCAGGTGGCCCCGGGCGAGACGCCGGCACCGACGCACCCAGACCAGGTCGAGATGTGGCGGTCGCCGATCCGGGTCACGAAGGAGCCCGACAAGAAGATGGAGATCGAGCTCCGCATCGGTCTGATCCGCCATCCGCGCCAGAAGTGCTCTGCCTGTGGCAACCGCCGGATCTGCTTCTCGGTCGGCTTCTCGAATGACTGGAGCAGCCCCAGGATGTGCGCCAAGTGCGCGGGGATCCGATGATCAGCCTCTTCCCTGCCGGGGAGCCGCTCTCGATCTCCGTCGATGCTGGTCACAGCCCCGACTGGAAGGTCGGTGCCCTGCTCGGCTTCATCTGGGCCGATGGTCACCTGGCCGGCCTCGCGGTCAACGAGGAGGGTGAGGTGGGCACGCTTCGCCCGGACGAGTTCACGATCGACTGGCGCTTCGAGGGTGACCACTGGGTGGACATCAACGCTCCCCGGTCAGCAGAAAGTGACCAGGACGGGTAGCGGATGGACTAGCGCCCGTTGTAGGCTTCGTGCTACAACTGCAGATGGGTCTGACACGAGAGCCGGTCTCCTTGTTCTTTGGTTGACCTCCAGCGAGCAGAGTTGGCTCTCGAGCCCGAACGGACGGGCCGGTTCGACAAGGGCCGGTCCGTCCCTCTTTCCAGGAGATCCCGATGCACGAGATCGTTCCGCTCATCGATGGCGAGACCTTCGAGGCGACCTGTGAGGCGTGCGGCGAGCACATCGACCTGATCTTGGTCGACGGTGAGGAACGCTGGTTCCACGGCACCGAGCTCGTCGAGATGGAGGATGGAAGGGTCGCCGTCCCGCTGTGAGGTACATCGTCGCGACATCGGAGTTCGATGCCTCGCACCAGGACCCCGACGAGTCACCGCACCGGCACGGCCACCACTACATCGTCGAGGTCTGGGAGCGGACGGAGATCCGCAGCGATCTCCTCGGTGACCTCCGGTCCGTCCTTGACGAGCTCCACCTCCGCGATCTCGACGAGATGCTCAACGGAGGCTCGTCCTCTGGCCCAGGCATCGCCTCCTGGATCATGGAGCGCCTGCTCATCAACCACCCCAAGATCGAGCGTGTCGAGGTCTCGTGGGGTTGGGGACAGCGCTACGGGGTGACCCGTGAGGTCCGATGAACCGCAAGCACGACTGGGATGCCATCGAGCTCCAGTACATCACCGGTGACATGAGCCTCCGCGAGCTTGCTCGCCTGAACGGCATCGAGAACCACTCCCTGGTCATGGCCCAGTCCAAGCGCAAGGACTGGGCCAAGCGCCGTGAGGAGTACCGGGCCAAGGCGAGCTCGAGGGCCGTGGCGAAGATCGCCAGCCACGAAGGAGACCGGATCGCTCGGGAGATGCAGGTCCGCGACAACGCCATCGAGGCCATCGACGAGGCCATCAACAAGCTCCGCTCCGACATGCAGGCGACGACGAAGCGCTTCCGCGATGGACAGTGGGTCGAAGAGCCCCTCATCGTGATGAAGCCGCAGGACATCGCCCTCCTCATCGACCGCCTCCAGGTCCTCTTCAACCGACCGAGCCAGATCACGGAGGAGAGGACCCTTGGCATCAACCTTTCCGCAGGCGGAGCCAACCCAGAGCTCCTCAGAAGCATCGTCGAGGCAACCCGAGGGATCCCTGACGCAGGACGAGCTGCTAGCTCTCCGATCCCACGCATTGGTCCAGCTCGCGAGAACTGACGGGCCTGACGCTGTCTTCGCCTACGGAGAGGCCGTCTTCGGATACACGCCAGCAGGCCACCACCAGGCGATGGTGTCCGAGACCCTGGAGTCGATCTATCGGCGCGAGAACCAGGTCTACCTCCTGCCCCGAGGAGGAGCCAAGACGACCTGGGACAACACGATCCTGTGCTCCTGGCTGACCGGCAAGTTCCCCGACATCCGCATCGGGATGGTGTCGAACACCGACACCCAGGCCAAGGACTTCAGCCGGGCCGTCAAGTACACGATCCAGGCCAACTCGGTCCACCGCGCCATCTTCCCCGCCAGCCAGCCCTCGGCCGAGAAGTGGACCGACAAGGAGTGGCTCGTCTCCGGCAGCCGCTGGCTCGGGTCGAAGGATGTGACGATGTTCGCCGTCGGTGTCGGCGGGGCCATCATCAGCAAGCGCTTCGACCTGATCCTGATGGACGACATCCTCGACGAGGAGAACACCCAGACCGTCGACCAGCGGGAGGCCGTCGAGACCTGGTTCAAGAAGACCCTCAAGCCGTGCCTGGCACCTGACGGGGTCGTCATCGTCATCGGCACCAGATGGGGCGAGAGCGACCTCTACGAGCAGTTCATGGCACCGACCTACGACGGTGGCTTCGGCTGGAAGAGCCATGTCGTGTCGGCCCTCCAGGAAGACGACCAGGGACGCCTCAAGAGCTACTGGCCCGAGTACTGGCCCGTCGATCGTCTCCTCCGAGAGAAGGAGGAGATGGGATCGGCGATGTTCGCCTGCGCCTACCAGAACGACATCAGCGGCCTCCTCGAGGGGAACATCTTCCACGGACCCTTCCAGTACTTCACGACCCTGCCGGAGGGGCACCAGTACACGATCCGCATGGGTGTCGACCTCGCGTCATCGACGAGGGAGCGAGCCGACTTCACGGCCAGGGTCACGACGGCAGAGGATGTCTGCCGTACGGGCTGCTCGCAGCTCGGCGACTTCTTCGTCCTCTCCGCCTACCGCGACAAGCGCGAGTCCCATCACGCCGAGTTCATCTACGACGGATGGATGGCGTACCCGAACATCACCCTGGTCATCGTCGAGAAGGTCCAGTTCCAGTCGACGCTCGTCCAGCAGGTGATGGAGGACTATCCCCGCATCCCGATCGAGGGAAAGCCGGCTGACGGCGACAAGACGACCCGAGGTCGGGCCGTCGCCGCCAAGTACGAGGCCCACAAGGTCCACCATCACCAGTCCCTGCGAGGGACCCACTTCGAGGTCGAGCTCCTGTCCTTCCCCAAAGGCCACGACGACTTCGTCGATGCCCTTGGCTACTCGATGGACATGGGCGGAACGAGCTTCTTCTACGGCAGCGTGCGGAGGTGAGATGACCGAACGAGAGCGCCAGTGGTCCGAATACGAGTTCCGAGACGGCAAGCGCCTCGTTCCCGACTACATCGCCGCGCTCCTGACGGGGATCGAGACCCACCGCATGACCTATGACGAGGCGATCGACGCCGCCAACCAGAAGGTCGAGTCCGACTTCATCGACGCCCAACGGGAGCGGATCCTCGAGGCGCATTTTCGGGAGCTGCGCTGATGGGCGTGATCTCCGACTTCTTCACTCGGGCGTACCGAACGAGCCCGAAGAACCTGCCGCCGGGCAGCGCCACCTTGCTCTTCCAGGAACGGGGCAAGGTCGGCAAGAGCTCGGCGGCGCTCTTCCGTAACTGGGCCGAGCACTCAGAGTGGGTCCGGGCGGCGATCAATGTTCGGAAGAACCAGGTCAGCTCGGCCGAATGGGACATCGTCGCCTTCGACCAGTCTGCCGATCTCGATAAGCGGACACAGGACCGCGTCAGAGAGCTCTTCACCCGCCCGAACCTCGCCGTCGACTCGTTCCGTTCCTGGGTCGAGCCGATCGTCGAGGACATCCTCGTTCTCGATGCGGGCACGATCGAGAAGGAGCGGACGCTTGCCGGCGAGGTGGCCTTCCTCCACGCCGTAGATGGCGGGAAGATCAAGGTCTCGGCGCTCTGGGACGGCAACCCGGACGAGACGCGCTACTGGTGGGAGCCCGTCCCCCAGTACGAGGTCCCCTTCCGAAACGAGGACCTCGTCTACATCATGGCGAACCCACGGACCTACTCGGTCCTGGGCCTCTCGCCGCTCGAGACCCTCAAGCTGACGGTCGACGCGGAGCTCAGTGGCTCCCAGTACAACACCCGGCAGGTGACGAACGCGGCACCGGACGGGATGCTCGACCTCGGCGAGGGAGCCCGGCCAGAGCAGGTCGAGGGCTTCAAGTCCTACTGGCTGGCGGAAGTCGCCGGCAAGGGGGCGATGGCCTTCTTCGGCGGCACGAAGGGGGCCAAGTTCATCCCCTTCAGCGGCTCGAACCGGGAGATGCAGTACCGGGAGTGGCTGGACTACCTGGTCCGCAAGATCTGTGCGGTCTACCTCATCTCGCCACAGGATCTCGGTCTCACCTTCGACATCAACAGGGCGACATCGGAAACGCAGATGGAGATGACCGAGGACCAGGGTCTCCGTCCGCTCCTCGCCCTGGTGCAGGACTACTTCACACGGGAGATCGTCTGGGATCGCTCGTTCGGTGGCCCCAAGAACAATCTGGCCTTCCGCTTCACCCGCCTCAACATCAAGGAGTCCATGTCAAAGGCCAACATCAACAAGTTGGCGCTCGCAGGCATGCCTTGGAAGTCGGTGAACGAAGCCAGGGTGGACGAGGGACGAGCCCCGCTCGGGGAGATCAACGACGAGTCCAACCCGTACAACAAGCTCATGGCGAACACGCCGCCTGGACTCGTCCTCCTCGAGGACATCCCGACGGCCCGCGAAGTGAGCATCGACAGCAAGCAGCCCGAACCTGGCGCGGGACAGTCGCAAGCGTCGTCGCCCAAGACTCCATCATCGTCGTCCGGCGATTAGGGCCCAGCATTAGGAGACAACGCCCATGGCAGCGACCCTTGTCCTGGCCGTGTCGACCGCTGCTGGTCCGACCGTCACTGACTCGGTGACCGGCATCGACCTGATCAGCGCCGACAACGCCACGAA